TAATCTTCTGGATCAATAATAAAACATTGATGATCTGTCATTGAAAGATTACGACAAGGATAGTATCTTTCTTTTCCTCGAATATTTAGTAAAAGACCACAAGATTCTCTAGGATCTTCTCGTTGAGCATGAAGCAGTGCTTTATATTTCCAACTCATGCTATAAACGTACCAATGGAAGGAAATTCAGTTCTAGTACATTGACGCATTGGTGCTCGTATTCCAGCAAGATCCAATACTGAAGCAAGTTCAAACTGCACAACTTCTCTAGTTTCTGCTGATTTTCTATCAATTTTATAAATTTCCCGTGGAAACTCTGCCGTAGGATCTGGTGTCCCAAGTGGATTTGTACCTCCCGAAAAGTTAACAGCATCAATATAACGTGCCAAAGTTCTGATCCTAGTCACAGTAGCTCCTGTTAAATCATTTCCTGTCGTCACTGTATTTACATTTAACAAGATAGCTGTAATAGTTCCAAGAGCATTGCTGACAGTTAGAGTAGGTCTGGGGAGTTGACCTTTTTGAAATGCAAAACCCTCTGCCTCTATCGGCATTTTTATGTATTGATTACCAGCCCAGATAACATCTCCGTTGGCATTTAAACTCGTTCCATTATGGAATCTATACGTCTGAGTAGAACCATGTAAAGTTGCATCAGTTGTTAATGTAAACAATTCAATTATTGCTGAAGGATTGATCTTTTGTAGATCAGTAATAATAGGAGCAGTACTCATGGTTCAAATACTTCTCTAAATGTTGCCTGTATTGTAGCTCTGTTGTTATAAGGTATAGATTTTGACCAACTTTGACAGACAAATTTTTGTACAGTAGATTCTCCAGGTGCAGTAAAATCAAAGCTATCACTATCGTTTGCACGGGCATCAAGGAAGGTTTCTATTTCGTCTGCTTCCACTTCAGAGACATTAAAAGTAAAGTTATAAACTTTAGGATTTTGATGTTCTGCTAATCCAAATAATATTCTATGTTCAAATCCATCAGCAAAACGAATTGTTCTGGTATTTGGTGCGGATCTTTTCTGCTGTCCGTAGGTAGGTTTTATTGAAGGAAACGTAGCCATTATGTAAGTAATCCTCCTGGTCTTTTTTGTTTGATTAATTCTGATTGTATCGCTGCTGAGATCATTCGACCAAGTTCCCTGCCTTGTTCTTCATCTCCTTCAACAGAAGAACCAGAAGCATCTACGTTTACAACTATATTTGTTGAACCGCCAAGAGCATGATTTGGGGTAATTGCACCAGACACACCTGGGGTAAATATTTCTGGACCTTTTTCTCCTACAACATAAGGTTTGCCTCCTGTTACTGGACCGCCAGCAGCTTTAAATCCTAACGCTCCAAATATCCCACCTGTTACAGTCTGCCCTCCTGCGTTACCGAATAATGCCTGATTAAGAGCTAAGTCTAAAAATCTATCCGCTACAGTATTTAACAAGTCTCCTAAAGTTGAAGTTCCTTTTATAAGTCCTTTTATCCCATCTTTTATATCATTTTGAATAGTTGTATTCATCTTTTCAAAGGCATCTAATGTTTCTGTAGCAGCCTTATTTAAGTCATGCGTTGCTTCTTCAGTTTCTCTAATTCCGTCTATTATGTTGTCTTGTTCATCTCTTTGTTTTTCTAAAGTTGTAAGTCTTGCTTGGTCTAAGGGAGGTAACTCTCCTAATTTTTGTTGCTTTTCTAGTAGTTTATCTATCTCAGCTTGTAGAGCATCTTTTCCTGTTTTTGCTTGTTTTTCTAATTCAGCTATTGTTTTTGCAATTTCAGGATTTAGTCCTTCTCGTCTAAGCTCAATTATTCGTTCTGTCATATCTCTTTCTTCGCCTATTTTTTTAGCTGCTTGGTCAAATTTTTCTGTTAATGTAGCTGCCTCTATCTCTGTATTTATAATTGTTGCTAATATTGCTTCTCTAGCTGCAAGTTCCTCAAGTGCTTCTTTAGCACCAACTTTTAAAGTTTTTCTGTGTCCTCCGTGTCCAGTTGTTTTATATGCGTCTTTTAAAATACCTTCTTTTTCTGCTTGTAAAGCTAATGCACGAGGGTCATCTAATGCTCTTGCATCAGAAAGAGTTTGTTGTATATCAGCCTTTTTAAGACTTTCTTCGTATCCCATTATTTTTACTAAGAAATTTAAAACTGATGCTGTAAATGCCTGTACTTTGGCTACACCAGTAGCAAATTGATTATTTAAAATTCTTGTGGTTTCGCCAAATTTAGTTATTGACTCAACTCCGTCATCTCCTACTCGGTTAGCCATAAGTTGCATAGTTGCGTTAAAAGCTGCATTTTTTCCTTGTGATTTCTCTATTAACTTTATTCGAGCTTCTTGTGCTGAACCTTCTAAGCCTAAAGCAGTTATAGCAGCTTCACTATTTTTAGTGAACGGACCAAGGGCTTTTCCTAGATCGGATATTGCGGTTACAGCAGATTGTATGGCTTGGACTGCTGCTGTTGCTGCGATACCTCCTGCAAATCCACCCATGCCTCCAAACATTCCACCGACACCACCACCTAAAGCTCCTGCTGCTGCCACACCTGGTCCTTGACCAAATAACAATGGAAAACCACCACTTATTAAAGCACTTTGAAAATCAAACCCTTGTGTTGGCATTGGCACTCCTCTACGAGCCAAGGGGTTATTCATAAATGTTCGTCTACCTTCTTTATTTCTTGATTGCCTATCAGATAATCTGGTGAAGTCTCCTTGAGGAACTAATGATGCGTTTAGTCTTTGTGATTGACTGGCGAGTTGTTTAGCTTCTAAATCTACATTTTTTGCAATAGCTTTACCTTCTTTTATCTTTGTACTAACTATGTCCTTACCTATACTTAATGATTTTTTCCTGTTTATTTCTGCTTGTTTTTGGTCTAACTTTGTCTTATCGTCCATTGCTTTCAAAGCCTGTTGCACAGGTGAATTTGGACTTAATGGATTGTTCAATATTTCAGCTATGTTTGTGGGAGATCCTATCTGGCTAGGTTTACCAAACACAGGAGATGCTATACCTGTTGATAGTGCTACTTGTTTAGATTTCTGCTCTGTTATTTTTGTCTCTGTAGCTAATTGATTCCTTCGTAGTATTCCTGCCCTTTCTTGTTTTTGTATAATTGTTTTAGCGAAATCAACTTCACCTTTTCTCGCTAGATTTATTGCATTATCTAATTTGCTTATCTGATTTTTAAAACTAATTCCATCTTTTTCTAATTTTATTAATTGACCTTTAGTTCTTAATGCTCTGTTTTCTGTGGCTAATATTGCTAGTTCTTTTTTCAGAACTGCGTCTGAATTGCTTAGTGCTTTCTTTGCTTTAGTGTTTTGGGTTTTACCTAAATCTTTTATTTTACCGCCAATGGTATTTAGATCGTTTGTGATCTGTTTAGTATTTAGTTTTATATTTACTTCGTACTCGGTTGCCACAAGTCTTTTACAAAAGTACAGATATTAAAAGTTTAGCGTACTTTGCGTGTTTGAGCTTGCCTTCTTGCTTTTTCGTAGGCTTCTTCTTCTCTTTCATTTTTAAGAGCAAAATAAGCACTCCAAGCATATAACTCTTGTATGGATATTTTTTGTCTTAGTTCTCTGTGTGTATAACCTAATTTTTCAGCTACAAAAAACTGTAAATAAATTAAATAATTATCTTCTAATTTAGCTTTTTACGGCATCGGGGCTTTCCTCCTCGCCCACTCCCTGCATCTTACTCATTATGTCTAACAAAACCGACATTGGAATCTCTCTTCTAAGTGCTGGTAAATCTGCTGCTGAGAACATCTTTGCACCTGATTCATCTTCAGCTTTAGTAACGATTACTTGAAGAGCAAAGTCTAAACTTCCTTCTTCCTTGCCTTTGTTCATAGCTATTAGTGTACTGTTTATTGTGTCTCTATCAGCTATAGTTAGAGGCGACCAGAATATCTTTAGTATTAATTCTTTTCCCTTTAAAATAGCATAGCTACTGCGTTCTTCGACACTAAAAGCCTGTCTTAGTTTGTCGATTGCTCTGGTTGTTGGCATAAAAAATTATATCTATTCCTGTAGTATAACTTAAAGACCCGTTTATGTCTTTACTACAATACAGTTTGTGAAAAGCCCTCATCAAGATCCTGTTCTAGTGCACTTTTTAAGTAGACATCGTACCAATCAGGCTGGTTAGGTATTGGAGTTGTTTTTGAATCTGGGAATAAATCTTCGTACATAGTTCCGTCTTTTTTGTGTCTTTTTTCGTTTATTACAAAAGCTGCGTAATCTACTTCGTTCCCTATGTATAAATCTTCGCCTAGTTTAGTGGGTATCAATTCTCCCTTTGTAGGAACTTTACCGCTTGCCTCTTCTTCGGGATCACCCTGTCTAGGCTTAACAGCA